AAAACATTGCACACAAAAGCCACAGCAACCCAGCGTAAAGCGCCAAAACCTTCCTGATATTCAGGCTCTGCATCAGTGCGCCGGCAGAAGTCGTATTTGTTAAGTGGCAAGTAATCGCCATCTTTATAACGTTTGACACTCATCATTTGCACTCCTTTGCCCGACTACTGACTGGGCGTTGTTTTTAGTAAACCAGCTTCTCAAGCTGCATTTTGATTAATTGCATTTCTGCGGTGTTTGATACTTGTGCGACGGCTGTGCGCACAGGATCCGCTTTTTCAAAAAAAGTAACGCAAACATGCAGCGCGCCAATGCTCATTAGTGCAGTTTTTACCGGCTTATCGCAATGCCAGCCTTTGGCATTATACAAATAACACAGCTGCGCAATCTCACCGACAAGCTGCCACTCTAGCGGGGTGACGTCGGCTTCAAGCTGAACCGTCTTTTGATGTTTTTCCTCTGAAGACCAGCGGCGTACACTGCGGTCTGATGTGTTGTGGAACTCTGCGAGTTTTGCCTGGGTTAACATGGTTTCTCCTTGCGGCGTTATTGCCTGTTGAAATTATAGTAGGACAGCAACGCCGGTATATCAAGAAGAATTTTTCTGGTCAGACCACTACATCACCCACTGCGGGAAAATCCGAAACCGCTGAAATATCGCCTCTTCAACTTCTTCTGGCGATATGTCGGCGATGTATGGGAATGGCCTTGGGTAGCCTGGGAGTTTAATTGTGTATTTCTTCATTTTCAGTAGACCATATTGCCAGCTTTATCAATGCGTCTTTAAAAGCGTCCGGCGTAGCGCTTTCCGCCTTTCCACTTATCGTTGGCTTATTCCTTTCTTTTCCACGCTTGTCGGCCCCGCCAATTTGATGAGTTCCTTGCGGAGTGCTCCAGTTAAGATCAAATGGAATTCTATTCCCATTGTAATAAAGCCACGTCGCCTTATTTGCCTTGTGCCCGTAAGCTGATTGCCATACTTCGCAAACCCAGCCATCGCCAGACTTTTCCCATCCGGCACCTCTTTTTGGTTTTCGCAGCCCGTATTCCGCCCAAGCGTATGTCATTGCAGGATGCTCAAGAACTCCGCCACATCGATTGACTTGATCCAGAGCAAATTTGAATGCGCCACCATCATTTCCAGGCTTGTTATGATCTCCGCCCCATCTCGCATAATTAACTTTAGCCATCTTTCCCCAGAGCTGGCACGGCGGGTGACAGATAACAGGATTGTTTCCGCAATAATTCATTGCATTTCTTTTAATATCCCAAGGGTCAATGGATGAATCATTAAAGTAGCACCCTCCTGACTCTACAAATAACGCGCTAATCATCTTTCATCCGCTCCATAGCAATTTCCACCACCAATACCACCCACATTCGCAACATAGCCGTATCGTACCGGCTTAATCCTGCTGCGTATGGGGAGTTTAGTTCGGGTAGTACTAGTCTGTTTGGTTGGGCTAGTTGGTTATTCATAAGACCAGAACTCAACAACGCCAACAATACAGCCGGAATAGTCAACAAACCTGTAATACGTACTGCCATCAACTAAAGTCTTAAAGTGCTGTTTTTTCTTGTAATCTTTTCTATATCCGGCAATTCTCCAATCGCCCCAGCAGTCACTGCCATGCAGAATAATTTTAGTGTCAGCCGGAGGCGGGCATGTTCTTGGATTTCTTTTTTGTTTTGGATCTACTTCTTGCATATTCTCCCATTGGCCGCTTTCGCGGCCTTGTTGGGTTGGTTTGTTATTAAAAAGGCATCGTGTCATCGAATTCAGGAACAGGCTGTCCAAAGTGGTCTCGCTGCTGCGGCATCTGGCCATGATAGCCTTGCGGTGGTGCTTGGCGTGGCTGATTAAAGCCTTGCTGCGGCTGCTGGCGTTGTTGTGGTTGCATCTGCTGCTGTGGTGCTGGTCGTTGCTGCTGCAATGCCTGTGGTGCGTACACAAATCCTAACTTAGCATCCAGAATCTCAATCGACAGGCTCAAGCCGTTATTGCCTTGGAATTGGCGAATCTTTAACTTGTCGCCAGTCACCTCAACCACAGTGCCTTCAACCAATGTGCTTTGATAAAACTGTACTTGAGCAGGAGCTTTTGCAAAAACTACAGCCTCGTAGTTAGTATAAGCATCTGATTTTTTCTCGCGGTCAAAATACTTAACCCCCAAACGGATTCCGAATCCGGTTGAGTCTCCGGCCTGAAATTGAGTTGCAGGTTTGTTTAACTTGCCGGTAATGGTCGTTGCCATTTTTATTGCCTCTTACTTGATTACAATTGTTGTTTTGCCGCGAACCAGCGCGGCACCTGGTACATCTTTGCCTGACTTTAACGCTGCTTTAATGGCGTTTTTATCCGGCTTTGTCACAACTTCCACCGACACAAATTCATCCGGCAGAAGTGTTTGCTCTGTGATTTCCACTGACTCAACGCCTTGACGTAATGACGCAGTGAAAAGCGGGCATTCGATTTTCTGAATATTCGCCGCCTGCATGTTATGCAGCAGGTATTCGCGCAGGCTGTTTTTGCGATTCACGATTACTTGTTTGCGGGCTTTCAATCGCTCGATTTCCGCATCAATTGCAGACGTGTCAGCTTCAAGATTTTCAGACATCTTGATGATTGCAATTGCTTTGTCGTTAAAATCACCCTGAATGCACTCCAGCGAGTTTTTAACGGCTTCGTCATCCAAATCCATGCCGGACAAATCCGCCAGCGCACCGGTTAATTCATAGAGTTTCATGCGGCACCTACCAATTCAGATTTGCGGGCATCGTATGCGTTTTTGAACTCCAGCAAGCCAGCGTTATCGTTGCGGCGTTGGCAGTGGCGTACATGGCCTTTGTAGACGGTTTCAAGCGCATTCATTGTCTTGAAATTTGGATAAGTCGCCAGCTCTTTTGCTTTCCATTCTTCATGCTCAAGGCGCTGCTTGATGATTTCAGCGTCTTTGTCATCAGCTTTCTGAATGGCAATCTCGTTACTCAGTTCTTGCAAGTAACTGTTATCTTCCATCAAGCCAAGGAACACATCGGCATTGAACCCGAGCTTAGACAGCGCCTTACTGACAGTGTTTGTCTCGACCTTCTTTGCAAAATCCACATCGACAAACCGGCGACCTTCCTTGCCAGTGCGGGCGGCTTCGATTGCGTTAGTTATTGGAAACTCGAAGCGCTGACCGTCTAACACGTAAAAGAAAACGGCTTTATGAATAACGATATTTGTCGAATCAAACAGACTGAAATCCAAATCAGACTGACACAAACCAAAGCCTGCACCGTATGGCCCAAATTGCTCAGTGGCACATTTAAGCTGGTACTGCGGGCTAATAGCGGTATATCCGCCACGCTGGTTTACTGTTTTGGTAAATTGCAGGTCAGTCTTTTCTACTGCGGACCATATTTTTAGGTTGTTCACTTCCATCCTCCAATTATCAGAACTGATATTCACAAACTTCAATGCGAACAAGCTTTACATCGCCAAACTGACCGGATTCTTTCATTGCTTGAGCACGATCGATTGCATTGCTTTGCTGCATTTGGTCGCCAACAGATTCAAGCAATATAGGCTTTCCAATTGGATTGCCAAAGGCGTCAATCCCTTCATCTGATTCACACAGTACCGCATACATATAACGTTTGTTTGTTTTCATTTCCTCTCTCCTTACTGACATTCAGTAAAACCATTCTATTTTATACCTTTACTTTTGTAAAGTTTAAAAGTAGAATTATTTGAACTTTTAACGAGGGCGAGCAAATGACAAATCTAGTTATTAACGATGTTACGATCACAACTGATGATTTTGGCAGATACAGCTTGAATGACTTGCATAAGGCAGCTGGAGGCCAACCAAAGCAAAAGGCTGCTCTATTCCTGAAGCTTGATTCAGTTCAAAAGGTGGCAAATGTTTTAAAGGTAGCGAATCCTACCTTTGAGCCAATATCAATAAAGAGAGGCAGGTACACCGGCGGCACGTGGGTTTGCAAGGAGCTTGTGTATAAGTATGCAATGTGGGTTGAGGCTGAATTCGAAGTTAAGGTTATCCAAACATTTGACAAGGCAAGCAGAGATGGCAAAGCCATTAGGTCAATGCAGGCAATCAACGATCTGGTCGCTAGAATTGAAAGCGATAAGCAGGTTGCCAGCTTTTGCGCCAGCGAGCTTGCCAAGTATAAAAAGATCAAAAAGACAAACTCGGCAGCACTAAACCAGGAAGTTGAGAGAATCCAGCTGAAACTTGGTTTTGCGAAATAAAAAAGCCCCGCTGGCGGCGAGGCAATTTAACAAGCTAAGAACGAGGTAATTATACCAATGAATTATTACAAGCGCCATATTGGCGACTACCACAAGAAGGCTGGCAGGCTTTCAATGCTAGAGCACGGAGCGTACACGCTTTTGCTTGATGCGTGCTATGACCGTGAAAAGTTCCCTACAAAAGATGAAGCAATCGACTGGTGCTGGGCAAGAAGCGTTGATGAGATTGCAGCAGTTGAGTTTGTTTTGGCTAAATTCTTCACTTTAGAGTCTGGAGTTTATGTTCAGACAACAATTTCTGAGAATGTCGCCGCATACCACGAAAACGCACTGAAAAACAAGCAGATAGCGATTGAGCGTGAAGAAGCTAGAAGGCTGAAGCGTGAACAAAGCGTGCACGAATCAGCACGAAGCGTGCACGAAGCGCCACCTAACCATAAACCACTAACCACTAACCATAAACCACTAACCAATATAAAAGAGAATACTCTTGTCGATTCTACCGAATCGCCGGTTTATTTTTTAGAAAATGAATTCGACAGATTCTGGCGAAACTACCCGTTAAAAAAATCCAAGGTTGCAGCAAAGCGAACTTTTCTTGGGATGATGAAAGGCAAGAAAGAATCTCAGGTTCGCATGTGGGTTGACATGATTATCAACTACCATCTTGACTGCATCGAACGGCAGGAGATTGGAGCTGACAAGTTGCACCCATCAACACTGCTTAAGCAAAAGAGATGGGAAGATGACCCAGCATACTGCGAAAACTTCAAACAAGAATGGATAAGAGAAAATGCGCCAAGTTAACACGATGGAAAACCTAACAAGCATCATGGCTGAAAAGTCAGTGATTGGAGGAATGCTGCTTAATGGAGAAAGTGACAACGCAATTTACGCATTGGAAATTTTGACCACGAGTGATTTTTACTACAGAGACACCCGCATAGCATGGGAGTTTATTTGCCAAGTTGCAGCAAAGAATAGTCCGATAGACTTGCTGACTGTTGCTGAAGAAGCGGAAAAAGCGCACTCAGATATTGGGTTGACTGCGCTTGGTGAAATGATGAAAGACACGCCAAGTCAAGCCAACTTGCGCAGATATGCCGAGATTGTGAAAAGCAACAGCAAAATGCGATCTGCTTATGTGTCTTGCATGAAGGCGGTGGAATTTCTGATTAATCCTGGGGACTCTGAAGAGCGACTAGCCAAGGCTCTTGACTCAGTTTCTAACATCGGCATAGATACCGCCAAGGATGACGAGCCTAAAGAAGCTAAAGATGTTTTGCGCGAAGTGTTGGATGAAATGGAAACAGCGCTGAGGTCTGGTGGCGCGATGTCAGGACTATCAACTGGCTTTGAAAACATTGACGCAATGACAAGCGGAATGCAGGAGGCAGATTTAATAATCATTGCTGCTCGCCCATCAATGGGTAAAACAACTCTGGCAATGAACATTGCGGAAAACGTCGCGTTCGTTAACGAGAAGAAAGGCAACGTCCTGATTTTCTCTCTGGAAATGCCAAGGCGATCACTTATCAAAAAAACTATCTGCCGGTTTGGCTCTTTGTTCATGCAGAAGATAAACACAGGAAAGGCGCTTGATAATGACCAAGACTCCTCTCGTTTGGATTTAGCCATGCAGCAGGTACTGAACACAACAGGCAAATTCATTATTGACGACAAAGGCGGCCAGCACATTAGCCAGATTCGGGCAAGAGCAAAGCGAACAGCGATGAAGGTTGGGAAAATTGACTTAGTGGTTGTTGATTATTTGCAGCTGGTGCAAGCCGAAGGGAATAGCAAAAACGATATTGTTTCAAACGTATCAGCTGGGCTGAAGAGCTTGGCCAAGGAATTGCGCTGCCCTGTCATTGCTTTGTCGCAACTCAACCGCGCATTGATCGGCCGGCCAGAAATGAAAAACCTGCGAGACTCAGGCGCTATTGAGCAAGACGCGGATGTCATTATGTTCCTGCATGACGAAGATTATGAGAAAAACAGAGGCGATCATTCTCTGACGGAGATTATCATCGGTAAGCAAAGGACCGGCCCAACTGGTACGACATATCTACAGCCGCAACTTTCATTTAGCCGATTTGCAGATACGAAAAGACTGCCTGAGCCGCCAAAACAGACACAAGAAGAACAGAAAAAATACGCTAAACGGGAGATTAGATAATGTTCATTCCAGTAGAAAATAACCAAATACCAGAGTCAGCGCTTCAACTTGTTCAAGTCATATGCGACGATTATAAGAGGCTGACTATTTGCGCCAGATTTGCGCCAAACATAAAGCGACGGATTGTTAGTTACAAGGTGGTGCGTCGTGGCTGAAATCTACCTAATCCGCCAAGGCAAAGCGCTATTGCCGGTTAACTATCATGGATAAGCGCAAATTCTTTATCGTAAACAGGCAGAGCCTGGTTGATTCGTTTAAATGGATATGCTCAATCGGGTTTGAAAAGTCTTTTATTGTTGAGGTAAAACCACTGACTAGGACGTTGGAGCAAAACGCCAAGCTGTGGGCGATGCTGACCGATGTCAGTGAGCAAGTTAACTGGCACGGCCAAAAGCTAACTCCGGAAGATTGGAAGCATGTATTTAGCGCTGCACTGAATCAGCAAAGAGTCGTACCAAATATCGACAGCACTGGATTTGTGGTTTTAGGTCAGTCAACCAGCAAAATGACAGTCCTGCAGATGGCAGACATGATTGAGCTGATTAATGCGTTTGGCTCAGAGCGTAACGTTAATTTTAAGGAGTGATTTATGGATTGGGGAAAAGATGTTAGCGCCAGAACAAGAAAGTTAATGAATGAGCTTGGATGTTTTAGCCCAACAACAAGAGCATGTGAGGGGTTTGTTAAGGGATGCCTAATTGGCAAGCATGGCGAGACTGAGGAGTTTTATCTGGACTCACAAGACTTGAGAGATTTTGCAGGTGCAATGTTAGAGACTGCAAAATTTTTAGACGACCGAAAGGCTGCTGAAAATGGCAAATAAAACACTTTGCCCAATATGCCGCCAGCCAGCAACAGAAAGATTTGGACTGAAGTTGTTCTGTGGGTATTTACACGCTGCAGAGTGGGCCAAAATGCAACAGGATAAGCGCAAAGCGAAAGAAAAGACCGAGGCAAGGCGTAAGGATAGGGAGAAATTAAAGTCGCTTAAAACGCGCTCTGAGTGGCTTAAAGATTTGCAGGTTGTTTTCAACAAGTACATCAGACTGCGAGATGCTGGTTTGCCTTGCATTAGTTGCGGCGCACTAGATGACGGTTCGAGACAAATGCACGCAGGGCATTACAAGACGGTTGGCGCTCATCCGGCGTTGAGGTTTGATGAAAGCAATACGAATTTGCAATGCAGTCGCTGTAATAACTTCCTGAGCGGGAACCTACTGCCGTATCGAGTAGCGCTGATTACCAAAGTCGGACAGGCTGAGGTTGATAGACTGGAAGGGCCGCAACAACCCTTAAAACTAACAATCCCAGAAATCCAGGAGCTAATCGCCAAGTACAAGGCAAAAGTGAAAGAACTCCTCCGACCAGATAAATAATTACAAAAACGTGTTGACACAAACAACGAATGTGTTATTCTTTAACTCATCGGAAGGCAATAACGCCGGACAACTGGAAGGAAAGAGAAAATGAAAGTAACTCAAATGAAATTAAAACTGTTCGGAAAAATCCACACTGTGTACCGCGTTTTTGATGCGCAAGGCGAGTTAATAAAAGTTGCTGACACGCAAGAAGAAGCGCAAGCATGGATTGAGGCTCAGAAATGAGCCTTAACGCATTAATGCTTAAAGCAAGACATCGCATGAACAATGCCCCGTACTCGCCGCATATCGTGTATGCAGAAATATTTTTCCTAACTGACGATGAGCTTGATGAGTTTTACAGATTGCGCAGGTATGAAATAGATCTTGAAGGATCTGCTAGTGATGCGGCCAACAGGCTTGCAATAAAGTTTGCCAGAAGAAGAGGTAGCTATGGAAAAGATAAAAAACCTTAATATTTATATTGGTACAGCTGATGGGTGTGTTGATATTGCCGCAGCAAAGATGACCGGATACACGCTGGTATCTGACAAGGACCTGAATAGAATGGAAGAGGAAAAGGCACAGAAGGAGGTTGAGCTTCAAAAAATCGCAGATGGCGCAATAGTAATTTCTGAGGCATGCGATGAGTTGGCTAGTTACAATAAAAAACTTTTCAATGCGCTATCTGAGCTTGCGGTTCAAGCTGACGATGTTTTGAAGTTTGAAAACATAGGGAATTACGCGGCATTAAAAGATGCGTTTGAAGCGGCAGATGCAGTTTTGACTGGAAATCAAAAATCCAGAGAATTTACCGGCTTTGCAAAAATAATTGCTGAAAATAACAACCAGAAAACTAAGCACAAAGGATTTGACAAGATAGTATGTACCGCAGGCTTGCATGCAATATATAAAAACACAACGTATTTTATTCACTCAGTAGACCTTGATGAGGGACTGATTGGGTTGAGGAATATATATTCTAACGATGATCCGTTTTGGGTTAGATTTGAAAATGCGGAGATTATCCAGTGAGCGAAAAAAATGAATTTGAGAAATGGGCCGCTGACTTTGATTTAACTATGACGCCAGACGGAGAAGAGTACGCACTACACGAAACAAGCGTAGCTTGGGACGCTTGGCGATCAAGTAGTGATGTTTATTCTGAAGGCATTAGCGCGCTTATTGAGTCGGCATCATCCGCAGCAGAGTTACTTGGTTTTTTGTCGCATCATCTTCGCGGTAGGCTGCCTGATAACGCACTACTTGACATGGCGAGCAAGGCTGACAAGTTGATAGTGGAGTTGGAGAAGATTAAATGAGCGAAATAATCGAACTAAAAAAACAAAAAGTTTTTGCAAGAGATGGTGAGCTATACAGCAGGGTAATTGAGCTTATTGATGATTACGCAGGCGAGCTTTCACTGGTTGCTGTACTTGGCGTTCTGGATTTGGCAAAAGATTATGTTAAGGGCGAATAAATGACCCCAATCACAAAACTAGTACAACAGCACGGCAGCCAAGCAGCCCTGGCTCGACACTTCAAGGTCGCACCTAACCAGATTCACCGGTGGGTGCAAGTCGGCGCGATGGTTGATAGCAAGGGCAACGTGTGGATTATCACAAAGAAAGCTAATCCGACCACATAACGCTAAACAGTGGTTTATATTCAACAACACCGAAACAAGAGGGGAATCATCATGGGTAAATATTTCGCAGTAGCAGTTTTAGATAATGGTTATCGTGGGACTATCTGGTACGACGAAACACCAGAGATTGGCTCAGAAGTCACTATTTGGCATTACGATTTGATTGGCGTGCTGGTATCTAAGACTGGTCGACTGGTAGGGATTAAATAAAACACCGAAACAAGAGGGGAATGAGATGAAATTTAACGAAAAACCAAACCCAAGCTGCGAGTTCTTTTTTGTCCGTGAGTCAACGCACTCAGTTAGCGCAAAAGCATGGAATTACAACGGGAAATGGAACTGGAATGTTTATGCTTACATTCAGCCAAGTCATCCGCTGTACGATAACAATGACGCGCTAGAGAATTTGCCGTTTAACGGCGGTTGCACCTATGACGCAATAAGAACAGTCCAGCCTTTCGAGATAAAATATGATTTCCAGAAAGTCGACTCAACAAAAATAGTCGGTAGCGACTATAACCACATTCACGACAACTATGACAATCATCCGTCGCCGCTCGACTGCATACCTTGGTCCGTTTTGCGTGACGCGAAAGAGTTGGCTGAGCATCTGGATTTTTCATTACAAGGAGAGAAAGAATGACAGCCGAAATTAATTGGGATAATGCGCCGGAAGGGACTGAGTTTTTTAACGAATATGAAGGAAACTATTACGCCATAAACGATGGCAGAGTTATTTTCTTTGACACAGAGAATGAAACATGGGAGCGCTCAATTTACTCAGTGGATGGCTTACTTAATAATAAATCAACAGTAAAGCGCCCACAGCCAAAGCCAAAATATGAATACGGAGTTGAGTACCCAACAAACGGGCAGAAGCCTGATTTGCCGGATGATGTGGTTATCTGCATTTCATGGAAGGACAGCTCCAATACGACTGGGCGCACAAAAGGAATAGATATTACTTGGCTTGATACTGCAGCATTCCGCATCGTAGACGAGCGGTATAAGCCTGCTGTTGCTACTGTTGAACATAAAGCACCAACAACATCCGCCGAATTCCTCACTGCATGCGCTCATGTTCAATCAGAACGAGCAAAGCAATACGATGTCATCGGTACAGGCGAGCGCAGCTTTGAAGCGGCTGCAGAGGCGTTTAATTGCGTAACAGGTAAAAACCTGCGCGGCAGTGATGTTTGCTTAATTCTTGAGATGGTAAAGCTAGTCCGGCAATACAGCGACCCGACACGACTGCATGAGGATTCTGTGCTGGACAAGGTTAGTTATGCCTCGCTTTGGGCGGAAGAGTTAACGAAGGAGTTGCG